GATACGCAACTGTTATCCAAAGAGTAAAGCAATTGGAAACGCAAATCGCCGAAATTGACACGCTTCGGAAAGACATACGAAGCATTAGCGACACGCTACAAAACCTGATGGGGAAATTGGATATTTTTATCAAAATTCAATGTGATAAAGAATAATGCCCATTTTCTACTTCCTGACCGCTCTGCAATACGGGCGGTTTTTTTGCGCAACAAAAAAGCCCCGGCGAAATAAACAACCGAGGCTTTGGAGATACCGAACCAGCTTTCATAATCGCATGTTATTTGTCAACTCTTTTGTTTCACTCTTTTGTTTCCCATACGCGCATAATGATTGCGTCATTATATCCGTATCGCTTCCACGCATGGATACCCACAATTTGGCTGTCATCGTTCCAAATCACGCCGTTAAGCGCATCGAATACACCCTTACATAGATTATCTATGTCTGGTCGCGATGACTTATATACGCTTCTTTCTCGCAGTTCTGCGACGCGCTTCTTTCCCCACGATTTTGGGTGCTCCCAAACGAACTCTACTGACACAAACAGCATCCCTGATTGATTCCGCTGGCTCGGATCTGTTTGCGTCAATGCCATTGCTGTGATCGCTTTTTGGTAATCGGTTATGGCTTTGCTCTGATATCCGTGCTTACCCATGCGAAAGCTTTGCTTTGCTTTCGGCGTGATGTCGAAATATAGGCTGATCATTTTCCGCTCCATAGAAAGACCAGGAAAAATATGATGCCTATGCCAGCAGCGATGTTCACGTGTGGAATGTTAATCCGGAACACATATGCTATCGCCAGTGGAGTCTCTGCAAGTGTCGTTATCAGCAGACTTATTTCTGCTATTTTGTGTTTCAATTTCTTGCTCATGATTTTATCCTTTGGGCTGTCCCAGATTTATGCTTCATCCTCATCGCCATCTGATTCATCTGCTCTACGAGTGAGCGGTTGTCGGCTTGAAGCTGAACTATCTCTTTGCGCAGAGCATCCTCGATTGGGCGGGTATTCCAAGCCCCTTTATCAAATGTCACATCTGATGCGTTGCAATCCATATTGGTGCACTCTACGGGGGCGTCATCATCTGTTATACCTATTGGCACGGCTGGCACTATTGCCTCACTCCCGCAAAACGGGCATGGTTTTAGGTCGCTCATTTCTCCTCCTGTGTCTTTGGCTGCCAATAATGTATTGAAAGCTGTGTTTTCATTTCCTTGATATATGGTTTATAGATGTCTCTAATTTTTATTGCCACATTAATGTTACCGCAATATATTATAAATGGTATATCAAATCCATGCCAATAATCACCAGTAAATTCAGCCTTATGGCTTCTCATGCTTTCCAATGTTTCTACAACATCGCTCGGCAACGAAATACCAAGCCTATTGCATATATCCATTGTCGATAGGTTCCCTAACATGATATTCATTTCTCTCCATCCCATGCTTTTCTTCTTTGGGATGCCACGTCAAGAGCTTTATCCAAAAGCGCATCCGTAATATCCTGGAAGTGCTTGCCAATCCCATTGCGCTCGTAGCCATTCGTTCCGGCGAGCCATGCGTAGAATTGCCGATCACTTATGTTATGTATCCTGCAAAATCCGGTGATAGAATATCCGCGATCCCGTATCGCCTTCTTTATTTTCATTCCTTGCTCTTTTGTTATTCTCATTATCTGTCTCTCCATGATTTTATCTCGTTTTTACTGTTTGGCTCAACAATGGTTCGACTGCGTTTTGCATAGTCGTATATCGATATTGTGTTTTTTATCGTGCCTTTTCCCATTTTTTTTGAATCCGACAGCATTCGTGTTTTATCAGTAGGAACAACGCTGCGCGTAACAAAATAGACTTTTTGATCATCGCCATATTTACCCGTCACTATTTTTATTTTGGATCCATGCCTTCTGAGCTGTGTTTGCCGATTCGCCCATATTGTTGCTTCCGTTTTTGTGTAAAACTCGTTGCTTATCAATATCATTTCCATTGTTTTGCCTCGCAATTTTCACACACATAATAATTGCCGATATCAGCTACCTGCTTCCATGTGTATAGTCTGCCACACTTGCTACAGCGAGCCATGCTATGCGCTTTTATTTTTTCATATTCCTTGCCTAAGTTTTTTAGTGATCTGCGCAAGGCAATTTCTGTCTCTGCGTTTTTCAAGCTCACTACTATCCTGTGCCCTTCAGTCCTCAACGCTCGGCGGGCAAAATAACCCGCCAGAGCAATTGCAATAATGGTTACGCATATCATTATGATCATTTTGAATCTCCTTCTAAACTTGTTTTGTTTTCATACAACCACGCCTCTACATCGTCAAGTGCGGCATGCCGTGTCGCTCCTTGGATTTTAGGCAACCACTCTTCCAACTCTTCTCCGGTCGCAAGTTTTGTTATTCGGTCAATTAGCGCGGCTTGCCGCTCTTTTATTGTTGGTTTTGCGTTCTCACCGCGCAATATCGCGGCGAGATGGTTGTGATATTCATAGAGATCATGGAAGTTGGTGCATTCGGCAATCCTGCCACATCCTAAATGTTTTTGGATAGACGAATGCCTGCGAACCTCATTATCAAATCCATCAATTTTGTTGTCCACAAGTTTTCGCATGATGCCTTGTGTCGCCGCCATAATTTCGGCAAACTCATTTGTTTGCTTCGGCTGATCTATTGTTTCACCTTCCTGGACAGTTTCTGCTTCACTTTCGATGATTTCATATTCTGCCATAGATTTTTCTGTGCGCCGATCAATGTCTTGCGCCTCTTCTGATGACATCATTCCAAACACAATGTCCGGGAAGAGGTCATTTACAGCATAGCTAATGGCTCGAGCCTTCAGCATTCGTTGTGGATACATGCGCCAATTATCTTTTTTGGGAAATAATCCGGCTCGCTTGGCATCTTCAATAGTGAATGTGCTGGTAATTGCTTCTTCTGTGCCGTTTTCATTTCGGCGCTTCATTTTAACAATGCACCTTTCTGTGTTGGCGTCAATCTCACAACCGGCATATTCGGGATGTCGTTTTGCAAGCGCTAACTTTAGATCTGCCTTCATCGTTGGCATGCCGTTTACGTTATAAATATTCATCAACGCAGTAGCGGCGTTTAGCCCAAGAAACTCGCCTACCGATATCACAAACAGCACATCTGCAGGATTGTGGTGAGCATGGAGCCGGCTTTGCGCCAGCTCCTTCGAAATCGATTGTAATGCTACAAGATCGTTCATCTCTTCACCTCTTCAGTCTGGGTTATCCGCACTACCGCATTTCCCACATGAGCGCCTACACTGTCACCAGGATCAAATTCACTGGCAGACTCAATAACCTTTGCCAGCTTGTACAGCGTGGCTTCGCTTCCCCTGATATGGATAACCATAGGTTCTGTTGGGGATTGATTTATGCTAATATCAAGATCGTTCATCATCACCTCCTAAAATGGCATAGCTTCATTTGATTCTGATGCCGTGCCGGATAGCGATGCAGAGTATACTTCGCCTACATTTACGCGACCATTATCATCACTGATTACGTTGATTTTTACCCTTTTTCCGATCAACATATCCGGCTTAAAGTTCGCGCGCTGGCTTTCCGTAAGACCGGCTGATTGTGCCAACCTGAACAGCTTGAAGTAGACTGCTTCCACATAGCTGCATGTTATTGCTTGATTTTGTTCTGTTTCGAATCTTACGAATACGCACTCTTTCCCGGTACGCGTGTAATCGTTTTTCGCTTCTGTGATGGTTACCACATACATCCCAGGCTGGTCGATGTACGTTGATTGATACTTGTTAAAATTCATTTTATTCTCCTTTTGGTTTTGTTATTATTTGTTTTACCATTTGCGCCATGTCAATCGGCGTAGAAAGCGCATCTTTTACACGATCTACCATTTCATCATATGCGTCGGCTTTTGCTGCACATTCCGGGCATAGGTCGTCTTCATCAAGTTTTTCTGCCTCTTTCTCACAATCAGCGCAGAAATGCGCTTCGTATATTTCATCCGATCCGCACACCGGACATACATCTATGTATTCGTCTTCTATCCAGTTTTCCGAGCCATTGCCGCATCTACCAGCACGATACAATACTGTGTCCGGATCATAAAACTGATTCTCGCAATCATGGCATTTCCATGTTGTCATTTTTTCCTCCTAAGCTTTAGCGGCTCTATTTTGGGGAGCAGATAAACAGGTATTACATGGCTTTGGTTTGCCAGTGCAATCAGCCTTTCGTCGTTGCGCAATTCATCCCATTCAGGACAATCCTGAACATCCATGCGACAAAGGTGATATAGTAACTGAGAAACCAGCCGCTTGTCGGCTTTAATGCCTATGATTTGGCAAGATAGTTCATAACCAGCAAAGTCAAGATCAGCCCCTCGCAGATCAGCCCATCGCAGGTTAGTACCTTGCAGGTTAGCCTCTTGAAGGTTAGCCTTTTGAAGATTAGCCTCTTGAAGGTTAGCCTTTTGCATCTGAGCCCTTCGCAGGTCAGCCCCTTGCAGGTTAGCCCATTGCATCTGAGCCCTTCGCAGGTCAGCCCCTTGCAGGTTAGCCCATTGCAGGTTAGCATCTAGTAGGTTAGAACCTCGCAGGTCAGCCCATCGCAGGTTAGCCTCTTGAAGGTTTGCATCTTGCAGATTAGCCCCTTGAAGGTTAGAACCTCGCAGGTCAGCCCATCGCAAATCCAGTCCAGACAGGTCTATGCCTCTCATGTCAACGGGCGTCTTGGTGGCTCTGTACTCGTTAATGAATGCAATGATAGTTTCTCTTGTATGTTTCATTTTTTCCTCCCTATCCCAGCCGGGATTGTTTTGATGCTGCCATCCTGGCAGCGATACACGAAAGCCAGGCGGCTAATGCCGCCCAGCCTGGTAAATACTACACCTATCAGTTTCACTCTTCCTCCAGCCCCCGGAACCTACGCACTATCTGCTCCGCACTTTCATATTCGATTCCAAT